ATACTATTCCCCCTTTTTTATTGTATAGGGGGTGCGATATGCCACAGGTATTAGGCACAGTCACAGAAGATAATGGAAGTGTAGTGACCAACTATTCAGGCACAGTAACGAATAGTGTACAAACATTCACGTTTTCTACACAGCAAGATGGTATGACCTTTATTAATAAAGGGAATGCACTAGTTACATTAACAGTGAATGGCAAATCAAATAATGTACCTCCTAATGGTACAATCCGTTTGAATTGTGAGTTCACTTCATTCGATGTAACTCGAATCCAAACAGGCTCACATCCGTTTGAGGTCAATTCATTTCGGTTAAAGAACGATGTACGTGATGTAGAAGGTTTTGTGTCGGATAATACACACCAATCAGTTAATACCACTTTTAACTCTAACGGTAGTATTACTGAATCCTTTGCAAGTGGATTAACTAAAACAACGACATTTAATGTTGATGGTAGCATCACAGAGGTTTATACAGGACCTATTAACCAAACTAAAAATATTATCTTCAACGCTGATGGTAGTATTTCGGAGGTGGTATCATGAGTTCGATTGTTTATAAGAAACTAACGGATATTGAAAACCAAAGGGAAAACCCATTTCAAACTAAATTTGGTCAAGAAATTGTATCGGTACAAGAAAGTTTCGAAGCTAGACTTTGGCGAGAAGGTAGACCGATAAGCCAATTCTCAAACGGAAATGCATTACCTACAGGGAGCGATACAACGATTTCTATGTATGCATCAGCAGGGTGTGAATTATATCCATTACACATAAGTATTACAGCAGATGTTGATTGTATCGTAACTATTCAACATACTACAAATCTCCAAGACTTCGGGAATGGTGGTAATAGCGTTTGGTATGAACCGATGTATTTGAAAGCAGGTACTCCGTTTATACGACAATACCGAGGAGAACTTAAATATTTAGAACAAGGATATTGTATGTTGACAATGCGAGGAGCAACAACTACAGGTAAAGTTTATGCTTCGATGTATGGGATTGAGGTGAGTTCTAATGCGTAAAGGATTTTTATATGTAGCAACAGGTGATTCTATTACATGGCAAAAGGTTGCAGGAACTCCAACGCCTTTAAAAGGTTCAGAGTTTTATGCTACTCAAATTAGAGATTATTTACGAACTAAGTATGATGCAGTTCGCTTAATTAATAAAGGTTATGGTGGTGCAACATCTTCAAAAATGGTTACCAATTTACCTTGGGTAACAAACTTAGAGCCTGACCTTGTTACTATTGGTTTAGGGATGAATGATTGTACTCAAATATCTACAACCACTTATAAAGCTAACCTTAATATCATTATTGATAGATGGAAACAACAAGTACCAAATGCAAAAATAATTCTTTGCTCTCCATCAAGAACGACTGATCCTGCAAGAACACCGACGATTCAATCGTTTAGAGATGCAATGGCAGAAGTTGCGACAGCTAGAAATTTACCACTTTGTAAGTTTGAAAATGCTTGGACTTCAGGAGAAGATGCAACTTGTATAACAACTGACAATGTCCATCCAACTCCAACTGGACAAAGTAAATTATATACAATTCTTCAACCGGTAGTCGCTACAACACTAGGTATTTCTTAATACACACTTGGAAACTATAACGCAACAAAGGAGGTAAACAATGAATCTACAAGAGATTATAGATGAAATAAACAAAGATGTTGATGATGAATTAGAGAATGAAGATATAGTCGGTTGGGTTAATCGTTGTTTAGATGATTTAACACCTGTCGCACGTTATCAAAAGTTAATGACCATCACAACGACAAGTGGTGTAAATACCTATTCATTGCCCTCAGATTTAACGAAAGTTGTTCAGGTAGTCGATAATACTACACCACTAAATCCATTGAATGTGAGCGATTTTAACAAGGATGGATACAAGGTGTTTGCGAATCAATTAATCTTGCAACCTACCCCAGAAGATGAACGAGAAATAACACTTTATTATGAGGGGAATTTACCTTATTTAACAGAAGCAAGTGATGTTCCTGTAATTCACTCATCATTTCACGATCTATTCGTTTTATATACAGTCGCACGATTCATGTATAAAGATGATGAAACCTACAGAAAATCGGATGCTTTTGCAGAGTATGTGCAACGTAAGAGAGAATTTGTACGATTTATGAACCGTCCTTCTATTGAATCAATCCGAAATGTATATGGAGGATGGTGTTAGGATGGCAGAGAAACTATACGGACAATTAAAAGACTTTTCAGTAGGATTAAATGCAAAAGATAGTCCTGCGTTAGCATTAGAACAAGAATTAGTGGATGTGGAAAATGCGGTATTAGGTAGAGGGTTCGTGCAAAAAAGAAGTGGGTACGAAAACTTTTCAGTCGCACCAACACAAAACACATTATATACATGGGATAAGTTAGGCGGGAAGAAATGGAGTGAAGTTTGATGGCGAATACACCTAATTACGGTTTGTATAAACCAAATCAATTAGATACTGACAAACAAGTTGATATCACGCTATCTGATAACTTTACAATTATAGATAGTGAGATTAAAAATCGACAAGATGAAATAGATAATCATAAAAATTCAACAAGCGCACATGATTCAGCAAACATCACTCATGCTTCATCTAGTGTAAAACAGGCAATTATTGACACAAACAGTCGGATTGATGGGGTTGATACAACTTTAAATGAGCGTATTGATATAATTATTGCTTCATCTGGTACGAGCGACACGGAAGTAGTAGATGCTAGAGGTGAATTTACTGTATTACATGAACGTTTAAGTAATGGAGATAAGCACTATAAAGTGGTTAAGGTAGTTGGGGATGAATCAGCAGATGATACAACAGCTATTCAAACTGCGATTAACAGTAACGCATTGAACGGTGTATGGACAGTTATTCCACAAGGTAATTTCAAACTAACTAGTCCGATTATCTTACCAAATGATGCGAAAATCATTATGCACAAAGATGCACGTTTAGCTCGTTACCATAACGATAATATCTTTCAGAATGGCAATACAGGTGATACACAAGGTAAGAGTAATATCACAATCATTGGCGGTAAAATAGATTTAAGAGGACATATTTTAAATGGTTCTGGTCAAGATGGAACAGGTATTGCATTAGGTTATGCGAAAAACATCTATCTAGCCGATGTAGAAGTGTACAATGTTTACTATTCACATGGTATTGAGTTGTGCGCTATAAATGGTGCAACTGTTGAAAGATGTGGTTTTTATGGCTTCATCTTAGATAGTGGTGGTACTCGTACGATGGCAGAAGCAATCCAAATTGAACGTGGTACAACTTCTGGATTCCCTTACTTTGGTGCGAATGACAATACAATCTGTAAGAATATTAAAATACTATACCCAAAATTTGGCGCTTCAGCAGATGCGACTTCTTGGCATGTTGGGATTGGTACACATCAAGGTGATACGATTATTGCTGCTGATGGAGTCGAGATAATTGGAGGTATTTCAGTTGATCCGTTTTTAACAAAAATCGCACAGTTTAAAGGGTATAAAAACGTTACATTTGAACGTAATACATTTACTGCCCCTCATGGTGTTGAGTTCTATGATGATGCAACACAAACAAAAGTAAGATTATTAAATAATAAAATTACAACAACCTTATTTGAAGGTGTTTATTTAAACGGTGTGGATGGACTTACTTCAGATGGTAATACAATAAATGGTTATACCAACGCAATTGCTATGACAGGTAGTTGTCGAAATATTAAACTAGGTGCTTCAGAAGATTATTCAGCACAAACAAGCGATGCAATCAACGCTCAATCATCATCAAGTTATATTGTAATAAATGGCGCAACAATCCGAAAGTCAGGAAGACACGCTTTTAACTTCTTCGGGGGATGTAGTCACTTTAAAATTATGAACTGTATGATTTTAGATGTTGCAGATACAGGGAACGCTTTTAACTTTGCAGGTTCTAATACCAAAATTGGTCATGTAAGAGGAAATCATGTTATAGATACAGTTATGGTGAATGTAGTTGCTGCTACTTCTGGAATGGATCGTCTATTCTTCAACGATAATTTTTACGCAGCATCAATCACTACACCAATTAATAGTACAGCTACAAATTCAGATACTTCAGGAAATCACACATTTTAGGAGGTGGGTTATGACAACTTGGAATAACGCTCTAAATGTTCGAAATCCTGTATATAAGTTATACGACTTTAACAAAAGTAACGGAACAACAGAATTATTAGCAGTTAGCAATAATCAATTACACAAAGATGTGAGTGGCTCATTAACACCTATCACTGGAACGCTCACAAGCAACACTACGAAGTTTATTACTTATAAGAATAGAAGTATTAACGATGTAGTTTTAATTGCTGATGGTGGCAGTTTAAAGGCTTATAATGGAACAAATGTAAGTACAGTTACACCTCATACACCAACAACAGATGAAACAACGAATCCTGGATTAAATGACTTGGCGAATTTAACAAACTTTCGTGCAATGGCTATTAAAAAGGATCGTATTTTTGTGGCAGCACATCCAACGGTTAAGAATCGAGTACACTTTTCGTACTTTGATCCATATTTAGGATATGCAGTCTATGATTATTTCCCTGCTATTTATTTCTTTGATGTAGCAACAGAAGATAATGATGAAATCACAGAATTAAGGGTGTTCCGTAACACGCTTATTATTTTTTGCAAAAAAAGTGTATGGGCATTAAAAGGTGATGGAGCAACATTAACTGATTTGGAATTAATCAAACTGAATGTACCAAAGGGATGTATCGCACAAAACTCAGTCCAAGAAGTAGGAAATAACTTATTCTTCTTAGCTGATGATCATGTTTATAGCTTATTTGCGACAGAACAAGAATATATATCTGCTCAAATTATGAGTGATAAGATACTACCAGTTTTAAAGTCTGTAGGATTAGTAGACAAGGCACAAGCTAGTTCAATCTTCTATGACAACAAGTATTACCTAAGTTTCCCTAGTGGCTTAACCTTAGTATATGATGTCACATTAGAATCATGGACTAGATTAACAAATATAAAAGCAAACTCCTTTATTGTTAGAGATAACTTACTGTACTTCTCTACTAATGATGGGGTTATTTATCGTTTCAACGAAAATAAGTTTTCAGATAATGGGAAACCAATACCTTTTAAAATGAAAACAAAAATATTCGACTTTGATTTCCCTGTTCATAAAAAGAAGTTTCGTAGATCATGGGTTATTTTAAAGCAATGGGCGAATTACAGTTCAACATTTGATTTAAATATCGTGGTTGACCAATTTGCCATGCAAAACGTTTCAGGGTTAACAGGTGAATCAAAAGCTGAAGGGTCTGGTGTATGGGATGTTAGTACATGGGACAATGCAACATGGGATTTCTCTGAAACGGTTCAAAATGAATTGAAAATCGGTAAAAAAGGAAAAGATATTCAATTCCAAATTAGCAACGAAATCGCAGACGAACCATTAACAATTTATGGATTCGTATTAGAATACCAAATCAAGAAACCGTAAGAGGTGATTAAAATGTCTTATCAACGAAAATATGATTTTCAAACAGGTACTCGAATTAGTTCGAATCAAGTTGATGAAGAATTCAACCAACTAATTGCAGCAGTTAATCAAATTCAATCAGACGACAATTCAAAAGATGTAGATTTAAGAAGTAAGGTGCAAATGTCAAAGATTACAAATGATAACGGAGGAGTAAAGCTTTCTGTTACTGATCCTAAAAAAAATATATTAAACGAGCTTCTTAATTTAGGTCCAGGACTACACACGTTTTACTCTGTTTCAGGAACAATCGGAAATCCAAATTCTAGTGTTTCGATTCGTGGGTTATTCCACCAAACCGCACAAGGGTATGGATGGGTGTATGCTCAAGATTCAAACGGAACTTCTTACGAAAATTATGTAGATGGTTCGACTTGGAGAGGTTGGAAAGGTGGTCAAGCGGTTTTATATACTTCTACTTCTGGAATTTATTTAACTGCTGACCAAACCGTTACACCAACAAAAAAGCTCTCTCAAACAAAAAACGGATGGATACTTATTTGGAGTGATTATGATCCTGGTGTTGGTGCGAATAACTATGATTGGTCAACTAATTCATATGTTCCTAAATTCATGGGCGCAAATCATAATGGTCAAGCAAATTTATTTAGTATTCCATCTAATAGTACAGGTACAACAATTACTAAAAAAGCATACGTTTATGACGATAAAATAGTCGGTCATGATGATAATACATCTAATGGTGCGAATGACGTTGTTTTACGATATGTCATAGAATTGTAGGAGGGATAAGATGGCAGGGTTTCAATATAACTACACACCTATGAGTTATGGCAATGCTCAAAAACAAGCATTACAACAAATTGACCCATTGTATCAACAAGGTCTTAAAGCGATTCAACAACAACAATACCAAAATAATGTACAATCTGGTCAAGTTGCCGCAGCTCGTGGATTAGGTCATTCAGGACTTGCAGCCGATTCATTAAACAAAATTGCAATTGCAGCCGCAGGAGATGCAGCAAACTTAAACGCTCAACGTATGACACAAGCTAATACAATGGCTCAACAATTAGTCGATAACGATAAACAATATGATTTATCAAGACGTTCTCAAATGTTCAATGAATATTCTTCAAATCGTGATTATAACTATGGTGTTGGTCGAGATAAAGTAGCAGATCAACAATGGAATAAACAATATAATCGTGGTGTATATGAATCAGATCGAAGTTACAAATACCAACAAGGTAGAGATAAAGTAGATGATGCGTGGAAACAAAAGGAATGGAGTCAAATGTCACCTGCTGAAAAGCAACAGATGGCACTTCAATACTCTTACAGCCAAAAATTAAAGGGGTCTAGTGGTGGAGGAGGAGGTGGAAGAAGTAGCAGAAGCCACAAAGGAAGTAGTGGAAAAGGCGGTAAAGGTGGAAAGGGTAATTCTAAAGGTAAAACATTATCTAATGGAGATACTTACTTACATTATGGATACAATGAAGCTAGACCGACTACAGTTTCTCAATATGTAGCCAAAGAATACCGTACAAATGACCCTGAAACTTACCGAAGAGCTGCGTTTGATCGTTACAACGAACAACGAAAAGCAGCAGGATTAAAACCTATTCCTTATACTCCATCGAAAGGATATGAGTATTAATGGTTAAAACGATTTTAGATTACATTAATAATGTAGAAAAACGGAAACGAAAAACAAATTCCGAAAAAGAATACACTCAGCACTTGCAATATACGAAAAATAAAAGTTATTCAGAAAACAAATCCCAATATGATTCAGCACGTAAAGAAATGGGATTGAGTCAAGATGATAACTTAACAAAAAGTAAGTATGATAGTATGTTTGGTAATGAAAAAACAGGCGATACAGGAATGTATGGAAGGTATCAAAAATACCATCAATCAAATAACAATAATGAAAAGGCTACTCCTAAAAAGAGTAGTCTTTCTTTTGATGAAAAAGTAGACAAAGGTATCTCTAAGTTAGGTAAGTTTGTTAATGACATAAAAGATAACAAACTAGCTAACTCATACTTAAAAGGTGTTAAAAAGACTTCTGAAGTTCTTTATCAGTTATCAGGACTAAAAGCTAAACACGATCTAACACTTAAACCTGGTATGAAAGCTATGGAGTTAGAAGATAAATATGTAGCTGCCCCTACAAGGAATATTGTTAAACGTGACGGTGAATTTCAACCTGTACAAGATGTTAAAGATGCTTGGAGTGGTAAAAAAGAAACCACAGGTGAAGAAGTTAATAAAAGTTATGGCATAAAAACTAAATCTAAGTATCTAAATAAGGGATTAGGTTTAATTTCAGAGGGTGTAATTGATCCAACAAACCTAATTGGTGCAGGTGTTGGCGGTAAAGTACTTAAATCTGCATCAAAATTAGGTAAGGTTGCGAAAAGTGTTGAAGAAGTATCTAAGGTTGCAAAAGTGGCTGAAGAACTTAAAAACACTACTAAAAATGTCGTTAAGAAGCCTGTTAACACTGACGAACTAGTTCAAAAGATTGATAATAGCAAAGAATTACAAAATGAAATAAATAAAATCAACCAGGAACACGTTGCTTCATATGGTAATGCAGTCAAAGAACCAACTCATATGAATATTGATGCTGCATTAGACCCTGTTGATGCTCCATTAATTGAAAAACCATTGCCGATTGGTCATGATATACCTTATAAACCTGGTGATCCATTACCTGATGTAAGTAAACAAGTAACATCTAAAACAAATCAAACAATCAAAGAAAAGATACCTTCTAAAGCAAGTGTTATTCAGCAAACAATTGATAACATCCATTCATTCAAAGAAGCAGATAAAATTGCAAAAGAAGGAATAGGTAGAGATTTACATGCTGATGAGAGTATGTACAAGGTTGGTTTAAATAGTCGTGGTAGTGATATGATTGCTCATACTAACATTAACGAAAACCTTGTTAATAAACATGGTGATGTTGTAGGAGATTCACTTAAAACTGCTTTAAAAGACCTTCCAAAAGGCAAAGAAAAAACGTTTAGCGACTTCTTAGTATTAAAACACTCGGTCAGTCGTATGAAGCGTGGTGAGAAAGTCTATGCTGATAATATGGAAATGAACATTCCTAAAGCTAGAGCAATGATCCGTCAAATGCAAAATGAACATCCTGAATTTCAAAAGTTATCGAAGAAATTCTACAACTATCAAAAGAACTTAGAGAGAACATGGGCAGTCGATACTGGTTTAATGAGTAAAGAAGATTACGAAGCTATGACTGCTGCTAACCCTTTCTATGTATCGAATCAACGTATTTTACCTAAGTCAGAAAAAGGTAAAATGAATTTTAGTGTAAATAAAAGCCAATATACTAATCGAAATGCAGATGTTAAAAAAGGCGTTGGCTCACAGTTACAAATTGTCGATCCAATCGAAAGCACAATTGAACGTACTGATAAACTAGTAAAAGTTGCTAAACAAAATGAAGCTATGCAAGTACTTGCTAAAAATATAGAAGAAAACCCTAACGCTTATGAAGGTTTTGCTCGTATTGTTCCTGAAAAAGAATTAGATTCTAGTCGTATTTCTAAATTAGATATCAAAAATCTTGATGATTTAACAGATGATTTCACTGAACAATTTGAACGAACTTCTAAAAAATCAGATGGTAATATCTTTTATTTCATGAAAGATGGTAAACGTCAGTACATGGAAATGTATGACACTGATTTTATTAAAGCAGTAGCGAATCTCGAACCACACACAAGGGATATTGTAACTAGAAATGTTGGGAAGGTGACAAATTTATTTAAGGTATTTGTTACTGGAAACCCTGTTTTCGCATTAACTAAGAACGTTTGGAAGGATATTCCACAGGCTTATGCGAATAGTTATACTACGAATAATCCTTTGAAATTTAGTAAAGATGTTGTTTCTTCCTTCCTTGACATCTTAACTAATTCGAAGCATTATAAAGATTTTAAAGCAATCGGAGGTGGTCATTCTTCAAGTATTGCAGCAGATCGTAACTTATTAAAACAAAGTGTTAGACAAGTAACAAATCAAAAGGGTATTGGTAGTAAATTAAGTGGAGTTAAAGAAAAAATGGAAGATTTCAATAATGCCATCGAATCGGCTCCACGATTAGCAGAATACAAACGAGTTATGCAAGAATATAATAAGCTACAGAAGAACCCTAATGCTAAAACAAAGGTATTAAAACCTGGTGTAAGTGAATACGGAGCAAAGCAACAAGGTTTATATGAAGCGAACGATATTACATTAAACTTCAAAAAACATGGTAATGCAGCTAAAACTGTTGATGCTTATATACCTTATTTAAACGCTAGTATTCAAGGTTTAGACAAAATGGCACGAACATTTGCAAGAAATCCTGTTAAATATTCAGGAGTAACAGCAGCAAAAGCATTTACAGCAGTAAGTTTGCCGACAATACTTTTATACGCTATCAATCGTGATAATCCTAAGTACCAAGAGTTGAGCGATCATGTGAAAGACAATTACATGATTATTCCGAATGGTAAAGGGGATACTTTCACTAAAATTCCAGTTCCGAGAGAATTAGGTCCATTCTTTAAAGCAGGTGTGGAACGGTCATTAAGACAGGTTGCAGATAATGACCCTGAAGCATGGAAACACTATCGAGATACAATCATGACTGCGTTTGCTCCTCCTATTCGTTCGATATTCGCACCTATTGGAGATGTTAGAGCGAATAAAGATTATAATGGCGCACCAATTGTTCCTGGTAACTTAGCAAATAAGTCACCTCGTTATCAATATGATGGTAAAACTTCTGAACCTGCCAAGTTTTTAGGGAATATACTTAATTATTCACCAAAAAACATTGATTACTTAGGGAAAAGTTACACTGGTGTATTAGGTCAATTAGGTCAACCTGCTACTACCGAATCGACTACTTTAAAAGATTGGGCGAAAAATCAATTTGGTTCTGATCCTACATTCTCAAATGATTACCAACGTGATTTTTACGATTTAAAAACAAAAATTGACCAACAATATGCTGATTACAAAGCAGGAGATCGTAAAACTCCACCAAATGATGCGCTTAGAAAGTATTTAAACAAACAAAATAAAGCAATGAGCGAAGAAAGAAAGGTTATGCGAGCAGTATTAGTTGATAAAACTTTAACAAGGGAACAAAGAAGTAAAAAAGTTAAAGAACTACAAGAGAAGATTAATCAATTAGCTAACTTGAAAAACAGGAAGTGACAAAATGGGTTTGAAACTAGTTTTATTTGTGTGGTTTGGTATTTATGTGTTACTAGGTACTACGGCACATTACACACAAGACTATGAAAAATCAGATATTCTTACATGGATTTCGGTAGGATGGTTTTTCATTCCGATTATTTTAGGATATTTCTTCTTAGATTGGAACGATAAGCGCAGAAAAAAGAATAGAAAGAAGCTGAAGGGTCATCTTTAAGATGGCTCTTTTTATTTTGGTCGAAGGGAAGTGTCATGATGAACGAAAGAATAGAGCAAGAAGTGAGCGACTTAAAAATTCGCCTAGCAGTCGTAGAAAAGAGGGTAGATGTATTGGAAAAGAGTATCGAAAAGATTGATGGCAATACATCGTGGGCAGTTAAATTAATTATTGGACAAATGATAATCGGTGTAATTGGCTTTCTATTCATGAAAGGTGGTCTATAAAATGAAATATTTAAACTTCAAATTTGAACATATAGCGTTTTTCACTCTTTTGGCGGTGCTTACAGCATCGCTTTTTATATTTAAAGGAAATACCGACATTGTTTATTTAATCCTGGGTGCATTGATTGGCTCATTTACAAAAGGAAATATAGATAAAAAGGATGGTGAGAAATAATGTGTAATTGGAGAAATGATTTTATCCCTAAAAACAAGTACACAAGACCAGGTACTTTATTAAAAGGTGTTAAAAAGATTGTCTTACATTGGACAGCCAACCCAGGTGCGAGTGCAGATGCTCACAAAAGATATTTTGGTGGTACTGCTATTCAAAACAAAACTTATGCTTCAGCTCATATCTTTGTGGATCCTAAAGAAGCGATTTGTATTATTCCGTTAAATGAAATGGCATATCATGCAAATGATGAATATGAAAAAGGGTTTAGAGGAGTTAAAGAAATAGCTCCTAATGCAAATAGATGTACAATCGGTGTTGAAATGTGTGTGGAGAAGGATGGAACAATTTCAGACGATACAGTAAAACGTACTGCTGAAGTCATTGCAGAATTATGTAAAACGTATAAGTTAACTGAAAATGATATTGTACGTCATTATGATGTTACGCATAAACCATGCCCTGCTCCGTTTATAGGTGATGGTTCAGTAAGATTCGAGGACTTCAAAAAACAAGTAGGATTAATCCTTAACCTACCTAAACCAGAAGTTAAACCTGTAGCTAAACTAAAACCACCTGTTTATCCAGGTAAATTAATTCGAAAAGGCGACAGAGGGGAATTAGTTAAACAAGTTCAAAAGGCTTTAAAAGTGTCTGTTGATGGCATATTTGGAGCGAAAACAGAAGCAGCAGTAAAGTCATTCCAAAAGCAAAATAAACTCTCTGTCGATGGAATAGTAGGTAAAAACACATGGAGCAAATTGTTTAACTAAGGAGGGTAATTATGCCGCAAATTATTGGAACAGCGACAGAAGATAGTGGAAGTGTTATTACAAATTATACAGATACAGCAACATCAACTACTCAAACATTTACCTTTTCAGATAAACAAGATGGAATGAGCTTTACTAGTAAAGGTAGTTCGATTGTTACATTGACAATTAACGGAAAAACAAACAATATTCCTCCGAAGGGAACAATTAGAATTAATGATGAATTCACATCTTTTGATGTGAGTTCGTCTAATTCGCAATTGTTTGAAATTAATTCATTTCGGTTAAAGAATGATCCGAGGGATGTAGAAGATTTTACTGTGCAATTGGCCGATATAGCGTCGCAAGTTGGCGTTTCCACTGAGAACAAATATTCCTATTCTTACAATGCTAACGGAGATATTCAAACCGTTACTGAAAAAAGTAAAACTGACGTATTAATTAGCACTACCACATACACATACAAAGCTAACGGTGATGTTGATACAAGTGTCAAAGTTTCAGGCAGTACTACTCTTACCACACAATATATTTACGACGCTAATGGCAATCTTACTGATACCGTTAGCGTAAAGTCGTAGGAAGGGTGGGATATTAAATGAGTTTAGCAGATATTCAAGCAATGAAAGCGTTAAAGACAGTTAAAAATTTAGTGCAAGATGCTCCAGGTAAAAACTTGTACGATAAAAGTGTCTGTACTGTTGGTTATTTTTTAAGTGAAACTAATGGAACAATTATTGCTAATGCTACTTACGAAACAAGTGATTATATACCAGTTGTAATAGGTCAAAGTTACGCAATTACAAGGTGTAGGAAAATAGTGTTTTACGATTCAAACAAATCATTCACTTCAGGGATAGATGTTCCAACAACTTCCCAACAAGTTGTTATTTCGCCTGTAACAGGTTATATGAGAGTCACTTTTAATAACGGTGATCCTAATTCACAAATTGAAATCGGAACAGCACAAACAACATATCAAAGTTATAAACTAGTCCCTACTTTAAAGACTAACGTTCAAGTACCTTCCGCATTAGGAGTAATAGCTGATGTATCAAGCAAGAATTTATTTAATTTGAGTACACGAACTGTTGGATACTATATAGACGATAATAACGGAACAATGATTGCTAATGCTACTTATGATACAAGTGATTATATACCGATTACATCTGGTCAAAGTTATGCAATCACAACATGTAGAAAAGTCATTTACTATAACTCGAGCAAAGTATTTTATCAAGGTGTGGACGTTGGTCCATCTGCAACAAAAGTTGTAACAGCTCCTATAACAGGATATATGAGAGTTTCATTCCCGACTACCAGCATTCCAATCGCACAAGTCGAAAGAGGAACAATTCAAACTTCTTTTCAACCTTATGGTTCGGTAAAAACATTATCACAACAAGTAAAAATAAATGAATCGACCAATATACAAAATATTTTATATGGGAAAGTTCTACTAAATTTTGGTGATAGTATTGCGGCAGGTGACGGAAACAGTGGAACAGGGTATGCAGAACTAATTGCTAATGCAAACGGGATGGCTTGTATTGACCGAGCAATTGGCGGAGCTACTGTTAGAGTAGTTAATGGCGTTACAAACAACATTCTAAATCAGATTAATAATACAAGCGAAACTAATATTGACTATATATTGATTAACGGAATGACAAATGATGCTTATACAACCGTAACTGGCGACCCTATTCAGTTAGGAAGTATTTCAACTGGATATACAGCCACTTTGGATACCTCCACTTTCTGTGGCGCATTTGAAACTACATTAAAAACTTTAAAAACAAAATGGATCGGAAAGAAAATCCTTTATGTACTTGTTCATAAAATGCCTTCAAGAGATACAGGCGCACAAGACAGTCTTCAATCGTTAGGTAGACAAATGTGTCAAAAATGGTCTGTGCCTTTTGTAGATTTATATAATGAAGGTGGATTGAACTCTTATATCTCCGAAATGCAAGCAGCCTATACAGATGCTGGAGGAACTCATCCTAATGCAAGTGGTTATAATACATTTTTTGTACCGAGAATTGCAGCTAAAATGAAAATGCTTTAATGGCGCACTTGGAACCTAAAGCGCAATAACTAAGTCATAAGAAAACCCTCCTTAATTGGAGGGTTCTTTTTTATGTGTGTAATTGTCTAATTAACTCATTTCCATCTATTAAAGTAATATTCGTTTTATTCGCATACTCTAACGCATCTTTCGTGAATCCTGATGAAGTAATGAAATATCCTCGTTTCACATGATCTGCAAGCATAGCTCCATTCAGTTTTTGTATAGCAGGTCTACCTACATTGCCCTTCCAGTGTTTTACCTCTACATATATCTTTTCATCATCATCAAAAGCAATTATATCCTTACCACCATCTTTGGCAGCTTGAGTTACATATGTTTTTAAATCCCTTGTCAATCGAAGGAAATCAGCCACATAATACTCGAAATCCCGATGTGACATATATCTTAATTCGTTCTTATTTGTGTACGTTCTTAGTCGGATTAAAT